CTGCGCTCAGTGAAATACCAACGTACAACAATTCATTTTTACTATTGAAATGCCTATACAAATGAATCATTTTCGATACCTCTTAGATCTGAAACCGACAGCACCGACCGGCAAGCCATCAGCCCAATCAGGTTTGTCGCACATCACAGCGCAGACTTCTTTGACCGATCCGAATCCTTCACGCGGCTCCATGATTATCTCGTCATGCACTGTCCCTAAAATCGGATATTTCATCGTGTTCAATTTGAACATCGCCAGCGCCATCAAATCTCTGGCAATTCCTTCGCAAGCGTTTTGGAGTAATTTTCCACCATAAGTCGAGCAACGCGTCCATTGTCGAGTGTAAGTATTGATGCCCATGTATCTAAGCTCTCCACCCGAAATTGTTGGCTTGAAGTACGCCAGTTTTCGTTTCGAGGGGAGGCGCATATAAAGATAGTCACCGACGACTCTGAACATGAGTTTATTCGTCTTAAAAGTTGTACCAGGATTTTCGACAGCCAATATCGCAGCTTCATTTATGTTCTCCCACGTTTCTACAATTTGTGGATTCGCATCACGCCAATCCCACTTGATCTGATCTGCCGTTTCGCCTTCGATCTTCGTGCCGTATTGCTTCGACATTTTGACGAACGCGGCCTGACCACCCTGATAGCCGAGCGCCAGCACAGCGATCTTGCCGAGGAAGCGTAGCTTCGGGAAATTCTTTCCGAATTCTTTCAAGTAATCCAGATCAGTCGGATGGCCGAACATGCGAGCTGCGGTGTACTCGTAAACCAGCCCATGCGTGGCGAATATCTCGAGTATGTCGAGCTGGCCGGCGAGCCATGCGGTGATCCGCGCCTCGATGGATTTGAAGTCGGCAAAGAGCAAATCGCGGCCGGCGCCGGGTATCAGCATTCCCCGGACGCAGCTGGCGAATATCTTCATTGGGTTTTGCGGCCACAGCATCTTGATCCAACCCACGGATCGCTCCCTGAACGCTTCTATCGCCAGCTCCGGGTCTTCGATGATGGGTCTGAATAGGTTTTGCAGCTGCACGATCAGGCTCGACCAGCGGCCTGTCGATGCGCCACAGAACAGGAACATGCCCCGCAGTCGTTCGTCAGCGCACACGGACCGCTCCATTGCCGTGAACTTATCCGGCGCTTTCATATTGTGTAGCGAATAGATGCGCAGCACCCATCGAACATCTTGCGCCAGATCCTTGCGCTTGAGCGTGTCCTTGACCGTTTGCGCCTGTAGGTTTTCAATCTCGACACCCTGACTGCGAAACCACTCACTTAGCGCCTGTGTCTGCGACGGTTTCAGCCCGTTGATATCGTGCATTTTCTTAACCAGGCGGGCCTTGTATTCGGTGATTAGGTGCTGGACGTCTGCCACTCGTTCAAGATCGACGCGCCAGCCCCGGTCATTTATCTTCTGATCGAGCAGGAATAGTTTTTGCTCCGACTTGCCGAGGTCCGGCACGATCTGATCCAGATCCCGTTCGGCGTGAACATCGTCAACGCAATAGGTGTACAGGTTGTAAAATTTGTCCGGCACATCGTCGGGCAACCATCGAGTAGCCGGATTCAGTTTCGATGGCTTGCGAGGTTTCGACAGGCGCAGCATATCGGGCCGGCCATCCTCGTCTTTCTGGTGCGCTGTCTTGAGTGCCTTGCAGGCATCGCCTAGCCCCCGAGGGAGTGAGTGAGCTGCGGCCTTCGCGGCTGTGCAGACCCACTGGCTGCGCTTGGTTTGGGGGAAATTTATTATTTGTCCTGGTAGTCCGTTAAGAATCGTTCGCTCGAACTGACTGTTGTGCGCGCGGAGCTGCCCGCCACTGTTGATGTGCCAGCGGATCCGCTTGGGGCCTCTGAATCCGATGTGACACAGACCACCCTGTTTGGCGACGTAATTTCTGATCTGTCGCCGTAAGGATCTCGGTAGCAGGGGATCTGGAATCCAGAGATTGACCGGTTCGTCACCGAACGCATATGCGAGGCAAAGGATTTCCGTCGAGTAGCATTCGGCGTATCGGTAAACGCCAGATTTTTTGAGCAAGGTTCTGGAAAAGGTTTCAATGTCGATGTGACAAATGAAAGGCATTTCAGAAGACATTCATAGCCACAACGAATAGAAGGATGCCGCCGATAAGAAGGATCGTGCAGATGATCGAAACGTGATCTTCAAAGCGTTTCATTTCGACTCCGGCTCCGGAATTCTCATTGCCTCATGTTCTTCGGGTCCGGACATATCGTAGTTGCATGTGAGTTCTTCGCCAGCCTTGATATCACAAAGAGCATTCTCGCCATCGGTGTTCGGATCTTCGGAATGATTCATAAACTTGTCACTGTCGAGACTGATTATGAAACTGCCATCATCCTCCCGCCATGTGTAGCGGTACATATGATCTCGGGCCTGTTCAGGCAACGACTCTATAACGCGAACGGCAATCGTCATATCCATGATCGGATGCCTTTTCCAAAGCGCCTGACCTTTCTTCAAATCTTCTAAAGTGAACAAGCCGAGTCCGTGAATTTCGGAAGGCTTGACTTCGGTTTTGATCAGTAACATTCGTATGCCTTAAAAAAGACAGTGCCGAGGGCGGGTACACCATAACGAAGATCCATCATTTTGGTTACCCCCGGCACTGCCAGTTTTTACCTAATGCTAATCGTCGTCGTCGTCCCAAGTATCGTCGGCATCATCATCGTCGTCGTCAACGTCGCTCAGTTCTTCGTCAGCTTTCGCTGGCGCATTACCGAACGCTTCGCCGGCCTTCATAAATTGCACGATACGCAGATTTGCATTCACTCCCTTGCCGCCAACCTCATGGTCTTGACACCACAGCGTAATCACCGTGTTGACGTAGCAGCCGGCATACAAGATGCCATCAGCCTCGTCCACTGGCTTGCGCTTGCGATCCACCAGCACAGGTCGTGTGGTGTTCGACGTAGCGATGTAGAACATTCCTTCGTAACCTTCATAGTCCTTCTTCTTGTCATGGTCTTTGGCAAGTCCGTAGCACCTTTTCAGACCTTTGGGCTTCTCACCGAACGCTTCGAGCACAATGCGTTTGGATTCCGCTTTGATTTCTTTAATCACTTTCGCATGGGCCTTGTCGGAAGGGTCCAATAGGAACGTCGCCTGAAATTTCTCGGCTTGTCCCTTTGTAAATGATTTGGCCTGATACAGATGCGGGAACGACAATCTCCCGCCCTCGATGCTGATTTTTTCACTTGTTATGCTCATTACCTTGTTACCTTGTTAATTGATTCCCGACTGAAAGTCGTCGGCACTTCTCAACAGTTTCGCGGGTAATCCCATTTCGAAACGTCGATGATCTGTTTCGCCTTGCGCCGCACGGAAATCGGTACGGTTTCGTTCTTCGCCACAAAATCAATAAAGTCGATCCGGAGTGCATTCTCCATGCCGTGCGCTCGCTCCGGATCGTCCAGTACGCGAGCGATTGCTTCGACGCGCCGGGTAATGTCAGTCGGTTTCATCAGGTAGCTCCGGCAGCTCGTCCACACTGGCGGCATATGCTTCACGCTTGTCGGAACCGGGAACCAGCACAGGCTTGCCGCGCGGCTTGTGACAATGCTTCTTCATAATCACATGATCTTCACCGAACGCTTTCTCAAATGCCGGCGCTGTGATCAGTTTCTTGGTGAACATATCGGCCACCTTGATCTTGTGCGCTCTCATAGCTTTTTCAGCGTCTTTGGCATCCCGCCATGCACGATTCGAGCGACCTTCGACCATCTTAAAAGGTAAACCGTCGCCACCAATAATTTCTTTTCCTTGCGCGACCAGTGATGTAACTGATTCCGTTACATCTACGCACCACTTCACGATTTCGGGAACCAGACTCATAGCTTCTCCGAGTTCGGATTCCCCCATTTCGTTTGGGTTTGTAATCTCCTGCAGCTCATCGACCAGCGCATCCGTAACCATTTCATAACGGGTCTGACACGTTCCCTTGATCTTGCACCACTGGCAATGCGATCCGGCCTTGAATGGCGCGTCGTCGGTGTCAGCGAGGTCCGCTGCCGGCTCAACAATTTCGTTCGCCCAGGTGAGCAGTTCTTCGGCGCTAATCTCCCACTCGTCAATCCAGTCAAGGCGCGGCTGGCAGATGCACAGCTTGAACTTTTTGAAGTCGTACAGATGCCCATGCTCTTGGAACAGCCCGAGTGCGTACAGCTTCAACTGCGGGTTATCTTCGGCATGGATCTGAATGCCCTTGCCATACTTCAAGTCGATCACGACTGCCGTGCCATCGTTCAGCAGAGCGGCATCGAGTGTGCCGAATCCACCGTCAACCCATGCGTCATAGCTGACCTTCGCTTCGATCAGTTCTTCTTCGCACTCGAATTGCTCGACGTAATTCAGGAAATACTGAACATGGCCCGCCATTTCTTTGTCGCACTCGAACTCGCCATCAGGATCTTTCTGCCCGATAAAGGCGTCAGCGTTTTTCTTGTTGATTCGGGCCAGCTCACTGATCCAATGTGCGAACGTGCCTTCGGCGGCATAGACCGATGTGGTATCGGCCATGCCTTCGGTTGCTTTGACGGAGCCGGGACAGACCAGCCAGCGTTCAGCTGCAGATGGTCCCTTCGGTGAATGTTCGCTCATTACGCATCCTCCACCTGTGCCTTCGCATCATCAATGACACGCTGGTATTTCTTCTCACTGAGCTGGCCGAGTGTCGATGCGCCATACGATTTCAGGAGCGATTTTACTGCCGCCTGGTTGATTGTCTCTTGCAGAATTTTTAGCTCCGCTCGCACATCTGGCAAAGTCAGCTCGGTGTCGTCGCCTTTCTTCTTATCCGTTTTGCCGACTGTGGTTTTCTTGCCCTTCTTCTTCTTCGGCGTCGGCGTCGGTTCTTCGTCGTCGTCAGGATCTTCGACGGTGGTCGGCCCGGTAGGCACATAGCCGCGCTCGGCTAGTAATGCTTCGAGCGCGGCGGCGATTCGCCCAAGATTCGTGTCGATTGATTTGAGATCAGATTCGATGGTCATAGCGTTCCTCTATAGATATGTGACACTCGGAATCCGTTTTCAGGACGTTCGTGTCGTAATGAAGGGTACGGCAGCTGCCGTGTTTTAGGTTGACGACCAGAATATGTCCGTGATCCTTGATTGCGTTCGGCATCATGCCGTGGCACTTGGGATCAATTTTCATGTACTGGTGGCTTTCGTACTGGAATGTGGCGCCACGGTCTAAGCAACCGAGCTTTGAAAGACGCCTGTCGTGCTGGTTCGTGATAATTCTCATTTTGTATGCCTCACGTTGTTATCGCATTAACTTGATTGATTGCCGGGAGCAGCTGGTCGTCCACCTTGCGGGGGAGTTGCAGTTTTGGATGATTAAGTCCAGCTGCTCCCGACTTCCGAAGCGTACCCTTGAAAATGCGGCGGCGCAAGAATACGATGCCCTTTCTGTATTAAATCCAACACAGGAATACGCGATTGTGGTAAAGAAACCCCTGACAAAACGTCAAGAAGTACGCTATGACAAGGTTCTGAGCCAAATTCGTGATCGTTTCGGCTCCTACGAGTCCATAGCCCGAAAGTCATTCATCATTTACGATGAGGAAATCACCGGCAATACGATCCGAGTCTGGTTTTTGGAGCGCCGAATTTCCACCGATTTTTGCTTCATCCTGTATGAAATGATGGGCCGGAGCTTTCCCATTTGCGACTTGCTGCCGTGGTTGATTCAGTATTTCGTTGAATTTCATCAACTTCAGGGAGAATCGGAGTGATTGGGTTCAAATTTCTGATTTTAGGGAAAGAAAACAAACCCCTGAATCACGGTACGATCATCGAGAAGGTGACCGAAGGCAAATATCTGTGTCAGTTCACCCGGATACCGACCAGTTGCAGGGTGGTTGATGTGACTGAGATTCAGGGCTGGAATTTGTTTCCGACTGACGATGGCATGAATGAGTTCATTGCGGCGCTCGAACCGAAGAAGCCGCCAGCTCCACCACCAGCAGATCCACCGAAAGTTCCACCAATAGATCCACCGAAAACGAACGGGAGCAAGCGAAATGCCAAGAAGTCAAAAGCCAAGAAAAAAGCACAAGCCAAAAAGTAACGGGACCGGAGGACAACCAGCAATGGACAAAAAAGCATACGCCGGCAATGCCCGGTTCATCGAAATCGGTTCGCCAGGTGTTCCGTTTCGATTCACAGTCAACCTCGATACGCTCGAAGGTCTGCGCTTCGAGGAAAAACTGGAAGTGGTCAAACTGCCAGTGCCGGGAACGGGTGTTGGTGACATTCCGCTTGAACATACAGAACAAGTTCAGAGCGCCGGCTGGTCCGTGATACTGCTGATCGGCGGTCATATGAACAATATCGACTTTCCATCCATCGAACCGGCAATGGCTTGCTACAACGCGATTATGAGCATGATCAACGCTATCGGTGTGCCATTGGTCTGCGGTACGAAGCTGCTGCCGCCTAAACCGCCCCCGGCTATCGTCGGCGCTGATGGCAAGGCTATGGATGCGGTCAAAGCGGCAGTCGAGTCTGCCGGCATCGAAACTGGCGAGGCCGGCGAGGATCTGCTGGACCCGGTGATAGACGATGAGTCGCCGATGTTGAGCGATGAAGAACTGGAAGCACTGACAGCTCCGGATGAAGATCCGAAATGAGATTCACCTGGCGTTTGTTTATGTGCGTGATGGGCGACCACAGCCCTAGCCACGAATGGAAGGATATTTTCGCCGGCAAGCAGATTCGCGAGTGTGTCAACTGCGGCAAAATCGTGGAAGAACGGGCCGGCAGACCTATCGAGAAGTCTGGGAGATTGAAGCGATGACTGTCCGAGTAAAGAAGTCAGATCCACCGGAGACTACCGAAATACTGGCCGACTCCATCGTCCGTATCAGCGCGGCACTGACCAAACTGGACGCGACAGGCGTGAATCGAAAAGCAATCGTGATCCTGATTCAAGCCGCGACCAAATTATCACGGCGAGATATTGAGGCTGTGCTCGACGCGCAGAAACGACTGGCTGCGTGGTATTGCCGGTGACCGGGCAGACGTATGATTACAAGCCCAAGTTTCCGGAGGTATTGAAAATGAGTGAAGATAAGATCCCGTATGCGGAGCTGGACAGACCGATAGATATCCCGCTTCTGGAAGACAACACGACAGTTTCGATGGGGAATATGCACTGGCACTTCCATCGAGAAAAGCCGTTCACATGGTTGCAGATCAAGCTATTGAGAATTTGTCTTGGCCTCACAGTCTCGAAAAACGGCTAAAATCACAAAGGCATACATCAATGAACAGCTACAAATTTGAAGTCGAATGTCCGTATTGCCATTTCAAGCAAACCATCGTCACCGATGTGGTCAACAATCCGATGAGCAACCATTCCGAGATCATCAACTGTGATGCCGAGGAAGGTGGTTGCGATCTGGAATTTGCTATCAAGTGGCAGCTCTATCCGCGCTATCAAACCTTCACGCTGAATCCGCTCAAAGTCGCCTGACCAGTGGCGCGGATCTTCCGCATTTCAACCGGGCCATCCCGGTTGTCAACCCGCTTGAAGCGGCGCAAGGTGTCGTGGGCGAAGCTCGCGACTAAGCTGCAAACCTATCACCAGATCGACCACACCTACGAGCAGTACATGGCGTTCGATCGCGAGCGGCAGGCGCAGCTCAAGGACGTAGGCTATTACATAGGCGGCTGGTTCAAGGGATCGAAGCGGCTACAGTCTGAAATGACCCGGCGCTCCCTGATCACATTGGACGCTGACCATTTGGATTCGTGGGATATCGACGCCGTGATCGACGCCTATAAGGATTATGAGTTCGTCGCGCATTCGACCATGAAGCACAGCCCTGACACCCCGCGGCTGCGCATCGTATTTCCGCTCCACCAGGACATTAAGCCAGCTCAGTATGAGCCGGCATCCCGCGCGCTGGCGAACTGGCTCGGCATGGACTGTTATGACGACACCACATTCCAGCCGGCGCGCATCATGTTCTGGCCGGCCGTCACTTCGGATGGTGAGATCTGGAAGCACCACAATGAGGGCGAACTGGTCAACCCTGAAATGCTGCTAGAAATGTACGACGACTGGCAGGACTTCGGCGAGTGGCCGCACTCCAAACGCGTCGATAAGCTGCGGCCGGCAGCTCGGGAAGCGGAAGACCCGCTCACCAAACCCGGCATCATTGGCGCATTCAACCGCACCTACGACATTCACGCTGCAATCGCGCAGTTCGAGCTACCTTATGAAACGACCGACTTTGATAACCGTTATCGACCCTTTAACGCTACGGGGCCATCGGGCGCTGTTGTATATGACGATGTATTCCTCTACTCACACCATGAATCTGATGTGGTTGGACACCAGAATGTCAATGCGTGGGATCTCGTCCGCATTCACAAGTTTGCGGATCTCGATGCCAACACGGACGAAGACGAAACGCCGATGATGAAGCGGCCATCATCGAAGCAGATGATGGCGCTGGCGATGAACGTACCGGAAGTGGCGTATGAGCTGCGCTACGGTGAGCTGTCCGACCTCGATGCAAGCGAGGCCCGACCCTCGGCATCCCCTACTCCAACAAAGGCAAACCCATCGAAAGACGAAACCGGAAAGTCGGACCTCACATTCAAGAGCCTACTCGGCGAAATCTCTGCGATCAACGTCGATGCGACAAACCTTTATGACGTATGCCAATCCGAAATCCCCCGAATCGCTGCTGCGCGGCTGGACCCGCAGGAGGATTCCATACTTGCCGGTGCGCTGCGCGAAAAATATCCCGCTCCGAAACCGACCAAAAGCAGCCTTGAAAAATCCATCGACATCACCGGCAAGCGACTGACCGCAGTTCTCGCAGACGGTGAAGGCGGGATCGCTGATATTGAGCAGGAACTTGTGCAGGCTGTTCTCGATGATCACTTCGAAGGCGGGAAGACCATCAAGCGAATCGGACGCAAATACTGGACATATGAACGTGGTCTTTGGGCCATCACCAGTGACGAACGGATCAAAGGATGTACCGTCAAAACGCTCTCCCGACTTCGGGTGGAACGTCCCGACGATGTGCTGCAACTGGTGGCTGCGGTGGGCGAGAGTAAAACCAGCACGCTCACCAGGGCGCTGTTTGATATGGAATGTAGCATCCTTGCGGAACGGGAGAAGCGGGACGACCCGCTCGGCCTCATGCGGACATTTCCGCTGCCAATAATCAACTGTCTGAACTGTGAAGTGCATTTCAATTACAAAGGGAAGATGAAACGCAAGCAGCATAACCCGGACAATTTCTTCACGATACGGGTGGACACTGAATACGATCCGGATGCCGAATGCCCTGAGTGGGACCGCTTCAACGAGATAATCTGGTCCGAGTCCAGTGACCCCAAAGATATGCAGCGGCATCTGGAAGAACTCGGAGGCTATGTGATCCAAATGTCCCGCTGGCTGAAAACGTGGGTGCTGTTCCACGGTCCGAAAGACACCGGCAAATCGACCGTCGCCGAAGTCCTGAATCAAATGCTCGGCTCCGCTTATCTCGCACAGGATTTCGGCAAATTCAACGAGAAGAACAGATCCACTTTCGCTGAATCCAATCTGATCGGCAAGCTGGCTATTGTGGACGACGACTACAGTCGCACGGCATCCCTGCCGGACGGATTCATCAAGAAGGTCAGCGAGGAAAAATCCATGACGGCCGATATCAAATGGGGCGAATCGCTGAAATTTGTATCGCGGGCGTTACCCATGATCCTCGCGAACCATTTTCCGAGGACCGCAGATATCTCCGATGCCCTGAACGAGCGCGCACTGGTATTCCCGTTTTACCATCGCATTGCCGGCGCCGACAGATCAGATAAACGCCGCGCCAGGATGATGGACGAACTGCCCGGCATACTGGTGCGATTCATCGCCGGCGTCCGTCGCCTGCGAAAGCGCGGCGCTTGGGATATCCCGCTCGATTGCGGCGTCGCCCACGGTGAATGGGAGTTCCATGCGAACCCGCTCAACGCATTTATGAAAGAGTGCATCTTCCTCGATCCGGAAAATCAGGTCGAACCGAAGCTGGCGCTGGAAGCGTACAAGCACTGGCTGGCCGAGAACGAAACGACCAAAGGCTCCATTCACGGACTCGGGCGCAATGAGCTGTTCACGCGCCTCGATCAGCTGCTCGGCGAACGGAGTTCTGTCGGCGGTCACCGAAAAGCGTGGAAAGGGTGGCGTTTGGTAGATCCGAGATTTGCGGACGTTGAAATTATTTCGGATTCCGAATGGGACGATTCCGATGATTAGCCGGCGAAATGTGTGGTTTTGGCGTTATTTTCCGAAAAACTTGGGGAATTAGCACCGGCGACAGCCCCCGGTACGCCGAAAGTGATGTTTGTGAAGTTCTTCTCCTACTTATATTTATCGCGGGAGAATTTTTTTATTAAAAAGAGAAGTAGTACACATTCCCGTATATAAAAGAAATAGGGAAAAAACATCACAAACATCATCCCCGGCACTTTCCGAAAAATCAGGTGTACAGCACCAGCCAGTCCCGAAGTCGCATCTTTGACGCTTTCAGTTCGGCGAGCAGAGCGCTCCATTCGGCAACCGTCCATTCGCGTTGACCATTTGCAGCCAGCTCGAGTATTTCATCCGAGATCCAATCGTCCCGGCAAATGGCGCGTCGGACCAACAGATGCCCGTAGTCGGACAACTGCTGGTCAGGACACCCAATCATGTCAGTCTCGGCTGACGGCACTTGGGGAACAGGTGAGGCGCGTCAGGGTCGTGTTCTGGTTCGTGTCCGCTACCGCCGCATCGGCCGCAGAAGGCGAGTGCCTTTCCGACCCATACCATTCCGTCACCGGTACATCGAGTGCAGGGGTCGTCACAGATATCTCTCTTGTCGGGCTGTGAGTAAGATCGCATTTCAGCTCCCCCTGGGTGACGCGTAGTCGCCGGCAATCGCCGGGTCTAGCTTGCCGTAGAAGTCGATCTCTTTCAGCCGGCATTGACCGTCGCACTCCGAACACCAGTGACCCTTGTCGCATGTGTCGTGGACGATGAAGTCCTGATGCCACGGACTGAATTCGACCATTGCTTCAACGCCAATCTCGCTGCCGCCGCAACTGTCGCAGACATAATCAATCGGCGTTTTTGTCGGCTGCTTGCGTTTCCCGAGGAATTCCAATCGAGCTTCGGACACGATGAACTCAGGGACAGGATCACCGTCGTCGTAGAACCATTCATCGGACGATTCCCAATCCAGTCCGGTGCGTCCCATTGCGTCGTAAACTTGCTGGTATGCGTCGTCGAGCTGCGTCGTGTCTAGGTCAATGCAAACTACTATTCTTGTGCTCATGTCGGGATTTCCTTTAGCCAGGTTAAACTTCTACGTCGATTACTTCCCAATTCGTGTCCGTCGATCCGTTGTCTCCGATGATCGTCACGAATTGCGGTTCGCCCCAAAAGATCACAGCCAGCTTGCCGCAAAATCCCGGCCCATCTGAAATGTAATCTTCGCGTACCATGATTTCGTCACAGGTCAAATACTTGATGCGATCCAGAATGTAATCGTCATTCGGATATCGAGCGTTTAATGCGACTCCGATTGCTATCAGTTCCAGTCCGTTTGCCGGCCGAATTTCGCCGGGCAGGATGGTTCCTGCATCTGATTTTGATAGTCCTAGTGGGTCATTCATGCCCTGTCCCTCTCTTTGATTATTTCGATGATAATGTCGTCCAGCAATTCGCCAGTCTGTGAATGGTCTGCACGGTTGAAGTCGTGGCATACCGTGAAAATTTCGCCTTCGGTGAGCTGCGTACCGTCATTAAAATGTGACGCACTGTTTTGAATTTCTTCTACTGAATAACCAATGTGTGCCGGAAAATCACGGCGAAAGTTTTCCTGTGTGTGGATGCTATCTTCTAATGCTTGTGCCAGATTCGGCATTGGGTCGTCGCCTAGTGTGTTTCGTGGGTCATTCATGCTGGTTCTCCGTGGGTTTGGGATGATAATTTTCCAGAATCTTTTCGCTATCATCTATCGCTTGTTGGGCTTGCTTATTTATCTCTCGCATAATGTCTTCGTATTCAAAGCGAGAAATAACACCCTGCAACCAAAGGATGCGTGTGTATTTTTCAAAGTTCATGCTGTCTCCCCTTTCATGTGTGAATCGTTTTCGTTAGTCCAGTCGAGCTGTGCTTGGATGCTTTCGATTGAATCGCAGATGTGCTGGTGCAGATCGGCCCGCTTATAACTGCGCGGCGCCGATAGACGTTTTCTAACGTGCGCTGTCACTGATCCGCGTGAAAATTTCAGCCCCTTCATTTCAAGGCCGATAGCGTATTTCCATTGCAATAGCTGAAACATGGGAACGGTAATCAGTTCCCCCTGGTGGTTGTAAATTCGGACATTCATACCATTCATCTGCAAGTCTCCAAATTGCCAACGTGAACATTGCGTTGCGTACCATCATCGAATCTGATCGTTGCCAGTTTCGTTTCCGGCCCGAGCTGCACAAAGTCGATGATGCTTCCCCTTGCGAATGGCCCGAATGCTGTCGGTGGTTCGTCGCCTGTGAATTGTCCAGTGTTGCGGCAATGCGCCGACGATAGTCGTACCCTGTCTCCGATTTCTCTAGGTGCTGTCATTTTTTCGATTCCTCTGGTGTGTATAGTTTGATGCCGCCCTGCCTTGTGAATTTCATCCCTGATTCGACAATGTTGCGCGGCAATTTTCGTGATGCTGTGCATTTATTCAATGCCCGAGTAATGTGAAACCGGAAACGTCCTGTCTCCGGCTGCCGATAAACGGCGCAATAACGCCGCGCCATTAAATGACACCGGCGCGGCGTAATCCTTCGGCAAAATCCGGAACATCATCAAGCCGGCCGGCTGGCGCGAAATGATTGTGGCCCGATGTGCTGCCGCCATAATCCTTGCGCCCATCACAAGTGCGGAACATGATTTCGTGACCCGGCCCGAGACACGACTGCGACACCTGAACGTACAGACTGTCGGTGTGTAGTGTGATTTCTCCGGGTACTGCAATGCCGCCCTTGTTGCTGCGAATGTCGTATTCGCTTCCTTCTAAGCCGATCACCTTTGCCAATCTTTTGAGCTGGCGCGCGGCCCGGTGGTGAAACTTGAGCTTGCGCGCATCACCCTCGCGACTGTATGCGTCGATTGGAACTGATACGAGTTCGGCTAATGTATCGGCCTGGCGCACTTCGTCCTGCTTGATGTGTTGCATTGCTTCATCGCAATCGAATCGAATGCAATTCAGCAAGTCCCACACTTCTCCAACGTCTGTATATTCGGCCGCTTCGCATTTGTCGTGAAAGACTGCGATTTTGTCCGAGATAATGTGCAGAATTTCTGCGTCTGTGTTGTCAGTCATAGTCCTATGCCTTTGAAGTTGTAATTTCCGGCGCGGATCGCGTCGTCGTCTGCGTCAACTGCGGTCTTGTATTCCGGCCGCTTGCGTTCCCTGCTTTTGCAGTCCATACAAATTATGTCGGTGTTAAACATCGACATAATTGTGCTGCGGGTTTCCTTAAAACAACGGTCGCAAATAGTCATGGTCACAGTCTCCCTGCTTTTTCGGCGTCGAATACTTTCAGTGCCGTGGTGAATTGAATTCCTGTAGCTTTTTGGATGTGTCTCACCCGTTCAATGTCAACGCGGCATAACAGCACCCCGCACCCCCTCACACCTTCGCCATTAGGCCCGATGGTCAAGTGCTGACTTCGCGACTTCGCCCGAATGCCGTAATAGTGTGCGGTGTATCCGCCGGCCCGGTACGTCATTGCACTCGCCCAGGTGTGTATCGCTATGCCGAGAATGCCGCAAGCTGTATCAATTTTAATCCAGTCATGCGTTTCCGGTAGTAAGCTGCGGCCGATCAATTCGGCATCGGTGCTTGCGCCATTTTCTGCGCGTTTGCACACTATCTCGAATGCGACCCCGTTGGCGTCTGCCAATGCTGCCAGCTTGTGAAAATCCAGCCCGTTTGCCTTGCGATAATTCGCCAGCCGGACTGCCTCGCCTAACCTCATATTGCTCATGGTGTACCCCTTGCTATTTTGTCAACTTCTAACCGTTTGCGTCCCTTCGCTTTGAACCCGATCAAGTAGTCCCTTCTCGACAGGTAGCACAAGCCACAATTGGCGCATGTGACTCGGCTTGTATTCTCTGCGGGGCATTGGACAATTTTCCGGCCGCGCGGCGTCTGCGTCACCTTGCCGGCATCCAACGGGATCACCACTACCGTGGGTATGCCGGAGTCTGCAAGTGTGTCCGCATGTGCCGCGTTATCGGCCGATAAATTGACGGTAAATCCGGCCGCATTCGCGGCCCGAATCGCGGCCCGATTTCGCCGCTTCCCAATGCTCTTATGTGTGTATGTGAATCCGCGCCGGCCGCGATTGGCTTTAACAAGTCTCGCCAGCTCGGTCGCGTTTATGTGGTCGCCAGGGCCGGGTAAATCGCCGGCTTGATTGTGCCGCCATAGCATCTGGCCCGGTATTGTCCTGATATGCCGGCAGAGCATATCCAGTGATATGCCGCGCGCGCCGCTGCTAACGCGTTGCCAATGCCAGCCTATTGGCCCGCCCTCGGCATAGCATCCGTGACCCCGTAACGCACAGTCAGGCGGGCAAGTGTCGGCGCTTGTGGTGGTGACGGGTATCGGCCCCGTTTTACGGTTAGCCGATACCCTGCTGAAATGGTAAAACGTCGCCATTACGGCATAACGTCCGCAAGCGTCTGATTGTTGAAATATAGATCCCGTTCGACTTTCAAGCCGGCATAGCCGCGTATTTCTTCCAATTGACTTAGCAGCACATAACCGAGTTCGGCGCACTGGTCGTCACCTAAATTGCAGAATGCGAATAAATGCCAGTCCTGCGCCTTGTCCGGTGTGCAGGGTTCACCGTTCACGGAATCCAACGGTGTGCCGGTCACGACGTACCATGTAGCACTCGCCCACGGTGTGAATAGTTTCACAACAATGGGCTGGTCGTTGCCGCTTCGATTTTGATGCGCTAAGAATTCTTGATCAGCCGCGTATAGTTTCGCGGCTATTGCTTTCGTGATTAGTTTCACGGTGTTTTCTCCTTGTAGTGGGGGACTAAATCGGGTCTGAGCGTGTGCAGGGTCGCCAGTAAGCTGCGTTGATAGCCTGACCGGGGTTTGTATCCGCTAACGTATGAATTGCCGGCGTCGTCCAATGCTGCGGAAATATTGCAGCACTTGAATTCGTATGAGCCGCGTGACCTGTTGACCAGTGCCGGCAACGTGCGCCGGCATAGTTCGGCCTTATTCACAGCCAGCCCGTTATTTTGAGCGTCGAGCAAAACGGCATAAGCCGAACAGATCGCAATCTGTTCGGCCTTGCTCCATGCCTTTGGGCGCGTCACAAAATGCCTCGGCTGGCGCAACTGGTCGCAGTCCTGCCGCCGATAATGATGTGATCCAATAACCGAATGTCGATAACTTCTAGCGCCGCTTTGATGCGCTTCGTTATGCGTTCGTCTGCCTGTGATGGTTCGGCGACTCCGGACGGGTGGTTATGCGCCAAAATTACGGCCGCCGCGTTGCAGAATAATGCCTCTTTAACAATCTCTCGCGGATAAACCGAAGTCCCGTCAATAGTGCCGCGAAATAGCTCACTGAATTTCAGGACACGGTGACGGTTATCAAGGTAAATACAGCAGAATAATTCGTGCGGTAAATGCGCTAGTTTATTGCGCAAGAATGATTCTGTGTCGGCTGGCGAACGGATCGCCACACCCACTATGGGGTCGCAGTATTCGCTAGCAGTCTCACAAATTGTCGTGCGGTCTGCGATTGTGTAGCGGCCGTTTTTCTTCCTTCTGTATAGCTTGGTTCTTTTCATTGGGGTTTGCCTCTGGTGGTGATACAGGGCAGCACTAGCCGGCCGGAGGTGCGCAATGTTGGGCGCAATTATTCCGGCTAGTGCTGCGGTCTATCACCTCTCTTTGTGGCGCGTGAATATCTGCGATTTCCGGGTGTGGCCGCAGCAAGTAAAGCCGGGCGAGCTGTACATCTGCTTGCCGGCGCGGCGTTTCTCCGCGTACTTGCCGAGGGGTCTGCTTTTCGCTACGGGATTGTTGCGGCGTTTCATGCTGTCTCCGTGGGTTCGGGATTGATCACCATTACGCGGCGCAGCTTGCCGTATCTAATATTGACGGTTAGTCCGTCGTTGTCGGCTTGCGGTTTGTTGATCGGTTTGCCTTCGTAAGGGTGTCCGAAGTTTTGGATAATGAAATCACTTCCGGCTGTCCATGCCGCCATAACTTTGGCGCGGCTTGAATAGTCCCGGCCATATGCCGGCGTTAGTGTGAGATAACTCACTGTCGTTTCCGGTAAATATTCAAGCCGATAATTGCGTCTGTTCCTTCAATCTTTTGATTGCCGGAACTGGTCGCGATTATTATCGTTTTGCCTGACTTGCTCGGCCCGTGTTCCTTCGATAAATCGACGGTGATGGTTAGCTTGTTTCCTGCGGTCTTAATGTCTGCATTGATCATGGTGAGATTTCCTCTTTTGGGGGGTCACTACGGTATTGCCTGCCATCCGTTCGGCTGTCCTGCGGCCTTGTGCTGCGTCTGAGAATTCCGAGAATCGGTAAATCCGAGATTAACGCGTTTTCCATGATTCAGGCCGTTTCCAGTGGGGGCAGGGACTAGGGCCAATAGTATCGGAAAGCGGCGCAATCCGCAGCACTTAATTACACCAGCCGGCAACGGGTCGCAATTCACGGCGCCCAGGTGCATCGAATTACCAGCCGGCGCAGCAATTGGCACGGCCTGGCGTTTGGCCGCACCTCGATGCAAGCCGGCGCAACCGGTGACAACTTCAGACAATCGCAGCACTCCGAAGAACACGTTCGGATCTCCACACAGGACAAGGGGATCTCGTCGGCCGGCCGGATCTCGGTGGCCGGGCTGGTGGTGATGCGTGTCCAAGTGCAGCTGCGTGGCGCGGCCTAAGTGGGGGGCGTTTACCGGTCGCCACCTCGACTGGCTGCCGGCGGCCCTCGATGCCGGCGCCGGGGGCCAAAACCCGATCCCATGAATGAAAAAGAGTCTCATCGAATCTGAAAAACGTGGCCCGGATTGCTCGACCCATGCAAACGCCGCGTACAGTACCTACCCCTATCTCTGAGTTACCAGTTTTTCTGCTCTTAGCAAAATATTTTTCGGAAAATCAGTAACATAAGGCACTCTTTGACACCTAATCAGAGCTGCACCCTTGACACTACACACATCATATGGGTGAAATTGGCCGGACCCGCACTAGATGTATGCCTCTGGTGCTGATTTCGCCTCGCCCAGAACAGATTTTAGTGAGGCAATCACGGTCATATTCTGCCCGTCCGCAAGGGCGGGCATTTTTCTGTCGAGTGAGGCGCTGCAAGGGGTTCAAGATGGCTATACCAGGCATTACGCCGAAGCGAGGTCGCCGGCCACGCATTCAGAAAGTGTCGATTCGTTCGGCCGCTCACAATCTGGCGGGGTCGGAGAAGCCGTATCCGGTCTATCAATTTTCGCGCAGAATTTTTCTCGAGCGGCCCGGTCATAATCCTTTCAAGCCATGAAGACCACGAAACCTGATCACGTTTTGCATCACGCGAGGGCGCGAGGCCACCGTAAAGCGAAGCGAACACAGGTTGCCCTGGTGATTGATGTAGAGAACATGACGCCGCTGCGTTGGCAGGGGGTGATCGAGGCGACGGCGCACGGTAAGAACCGCAAGGAAGCGGCCAAAGAAGCAGGAATTTCAAAGCGCACGTTGGACTCGTATTTAATTTCCAACATATCAGCGTACTCGCAGTTGCGTGAAGCTCATTTGCTGCACTTACGGCGCGAATGGCCTTCCGAGCGAGCTGAAGAATTTCTGATCTTGATCGCTCGCGGCAGAACCATGCAGCGAGCTGCGGACAAGCTCGACATTGGGAAGCGGTCATTGGGTCAGTTGTATGCACTGTTTTTGAACGACAAGGTGTACCGGCGTATGTATGACGAGGCCCGAGAAATGCAGGCCGAGACTTTTGTTGACGACATACTCGATATCAGCGACGACTCAGGTCGTGACCGGCAGGAGAACGGGAAGATCAATCACGAAGTCGTCAACAGGTCGAAGATTCGCATTGACACACGGAAGTGGATTATGGGAGCGATGGTTCACAAGCGATTTGGTGACAGGAAGCAACTCGAACATTCAGGCGAGATCAATCTAAACCACGCCGCCTTGCTCTCCGGAGGGCGTCGTCGCTTAGAAAAGCTGAATGAGGAACGCAAGGCAAGGAAGCCCGCAACGATTGATAACATTACTGGCACAGAGGTAGCGGCATGACCGACGAAGCAGTGAAAATCATCGTACCCGGCAGTGAATGGCGGGAAGAAGTTTTAAGTGAATTGAAGCGACTAACGGAAGATCTTGTTCGTTTGCGTCGGTTTTTGGTGTCGGAGGATTTTTACAAACTGTCGGAACAGCAATGCAATTTATTGCGAAATCAATCAACGGCGATGAGTCAGTACGCAGACATTCTCACCAAAAGGCTACAGAGCAACTGATATGACTGCGACGCCGGCCGTGGAACTACTTAACCAGGACAACTTTGTTCCGTGGGAAGAAGGCGAGCCGTTATCAGAGTCGGAATTTGAGCAACAGCTGATTCACGATATGGATCAGTTTTACGACGACCCGCTTGGATGGGTGATGTACGCCTATCCGTGGGGAGTAGAGGGAACAGAGCTAGAAGAACACGATGGTCCGGATATCTGGCAAGCATCACAACTCAATCGTGTCGGCGAGGCGATTCGTAAGGATCCCGAAGGCACGATTCGGGAAGCTATTGCTTCCGGTCACGGTATTGGCAAGTCTGCAGAAGTCGCATGGATCATTATGTGGGCCATGTCCACCCGACCTCATCTTAACGGAGTCATTACCGCAAACACCACGAATCAGCTCAATACGAAAACGTGGCGCGAACTCGCCCTCTGGCACAAGCGAGCGTGTAACACTCACTGGTTCAAGTGGACTGCTACGAAATTTTTCCACCGTGATCATCCAGAAACGTGGTTCTGCGCTGCGACGCCGAATACTGAACATAATTCTGAAGCGTTCGCCGGCCTTCACGGACAGCACGTTCTAATCGTCTATGACGAAGGCTCGGGTATTCCGGACAAGATTTTTGAAGTGTCCGAAGGAGCCATGACCGATCCGCGGGCGATGTGGTTTTGCTATGGCAACCCGACCAAGAACACCGGCAAGTTCCGCAATCTCTTTATGAACGATGCCAGGTGGACGACACACCAGATCGACTCACGAACGTGCAAAATGACCAACAAGAAAGAGATTGCTGGTCAGATTGCAGAGTATGGAGAGGACAGTGATTTCATTCGAGTACGAGTCAAAGGCCAGTTCCCGCGAGCGGGATCTATGCAGTTTATTTCATCCGAGGTTTGCGACACTTGTATGCTTTGGGATGCGCCTTACGAGAGTTTCTTCCAGTTACCTATCGTACTTGGTGTCGATGTGGCGCGTTTCGGTGAGGACAAGAGCGTTATTGCGGTCCGACAGGGACGCAAGATCATCACACTGATTCGATATCGTAATCTGGACACCATGCAACTGGCTGCGAAAGTCGTGAACGCGGTCAAGGAATACTCGCCGGCGGCGACGTTCGTTGACGGAGTTGGCATTGGGGCTGGTGTAGTGGATCGTCTGCGTATGCTTGGTCACGATATTATCGAAGTGAACGCCGGCAACAAGCCTGACGACGAAGATACCTACTACAACAAGCGCGTCGAAATGTGGGACCGGATGCGAATTCAAATGACCGAAGGCATGGACATTCCCAATGACGCGGATCTTCGCCAGTCCATGATTGGCATCGAATACGGGTTCAACGATAAAGAGCAGATGCGGCTCGAACGCAAGCAGGACATGAAGAAGCGCGGCCTGGACTCGCCTGATGATGGCGACGCGATTGCATACACCTACGCCGAGCACATGGGCGATATGACGCACAATTACTTTGAGCCGGAAGATCACTTCGAGCCG